TTGACAATAGAAAAATTAACAGTTAATATAAATCCTGATACATCGAATTTAGTTGAAAATGATCATGCAATACAAATAGATTTAACTCTAAAACTTCGAGAAACAACAATATATTTACCAATAAGACTATTTATATCTACAATAGGTAGAATTGAAATTGCGGCAATAGAACCGCGATGAAAAAATAGGTGATAAAAATGGCTTTAATCCAAAAAGATATTCGTTATTCAAGTAGAGATTTTAATTCATTAAAAAAGTCTTTGATAGATTTTTCAAAAAATTATTTTCCCGATACTTACCAAGATTTCAATGAAACATCACCTGGTATGTTATTCTTAGAAATGTCTGCTTATGTTGGTGATGTTCTTTCATTTTATACCGATGTTACATTGCAAGAATCAATGATTCTTTTTGCAAATGAACGCCAGAACATATTAAATATGGCACAATCACTTGGATATACACCTAAAAATAGAGTTGCATCTAATACTGTTCTTGATGTTTTTCAAGTTGTCCCATCAATCAAAGTTGGATTGGACGTAGTTCCAGATTACAGTTATGCATTTGCAATAGAACCAGGAATGCGTGTATCACCAACAACTGATGGTGAAATTACATTCAGAACAATAGATTATGTTGATTTCAAGGCAAGTAGTAGTTTCGATCCAACAGAGGTTACTCCATATGAAATTGATAATACTACTGGAGAAGTTAGTTTTTGGCTTTTAAGAAAACAGGCAAAGGCAGTATCAGGAACAATACGATCAACAACATTTAGTGCAGGTGATCCAAAACCCTATGATAAATTTACAATAGAAGGTTCTGACATAATAGAAATCCTTTATGCAATAGATACAGAAGGAAACAAATGGGAATATGTTAATAATTTAGCACAAGACACCATTTTTGAACCAGTTTTGAATATACCAAGAAATGATAAACAATTAAGCAAATATAGATCAGAAACACCATATCTATTGAAGTTGAGAAAAATTCCTAGACGGTTTACTTCAAGACAAATGGCAAATGGAAACATTGAAATACAATTTGGTGCGGGTATTAGTGATGTTGATGATGAATTACTGATTCCAAATCCAGATTTAGTTGGTGGTTCACTACCAATGATAAATCCAAATTTATCTATAAACATAGATCCTTCAAACTTTTTGTATACAAAAACATATGGTCTTGCACCAAATAATACAACTTTAACATTTTTCTATACAACAGGCGGTGGAACAGCAGACAATGTTCCGAGTGAAGTATTAACAAATGTTTTGAATAGAACTATAATTTTGGATTCAACTGGTTTAGATGCAGTATTGTATAATCAAATAATATCAAGTTTGGCCGTAACAAATCCTAGACCAGCAACTGGCGGTAAATTCCAAGAAGATGTTAATGAAATCAGACAAAATACAGTTGCTTCATTTGCTGCACAAAATCGTGCTGTTACAAAAGAAGACTATATCATACGAGCATACAGTCTTCCGTCAAAATATGGATCTATTGCAAAGGCATACATAACAAAAGATACACAATTAACAAGAGATTCTATATTGAATAGTGATAGGATTCAAAATGATCTTGCTCTAAATTTTTATGTTCTTGGTTATGATGCAAATGGAAAACTCACACAAGTAAATAATGCAACAAAAGAAAACTTAAAAAATTATCTAAACTGGTATAGAATACTAACAGATGCTATAAACATAAGAGATGCATACATAATAAACATCGGTATAGAATTTGATATTATTTCATTACCTGATCAAAATTCAAATCAAGTAGTTCTTCGTTGTATTGATAGACTGAAACAATACTTTGATATTAACAAATGGCAAATAAATCAACCGATTGTAATAAGTAACATATACACAGAACTTGATAGAGTACCTGGTGTTCAAACTGTGGTAAGTGTTAAACTTAGAAATTTATTTGATACATCATTAGGTTATTCACCCCATGCCTACAATATAGAACAGGCAACAAAAGATGGTGTATTATTCCCATCATTAGATCCTTCTATTTTTGAAATAAAATTTCCAAATAATGATATTGTTGGAAGAGCGAGGTCATTCGGATGATATATTCTATTTTTGCTCAAAGAGATGCAACTATTTATGAAAGACAGTATACCATGAATACTGGTATAGATCCTTTATTGGAATTGTCACATGAAACACCTGGATCGGGTTCATCTATTTACAATAGTAGAATACTTTTGAAATTTGATATGTCTGATGTTGAGAGTAGAATAAATTCCGGTAAAATATCTCGAAATGCAAAATACTATCTTTCTCTTATTACGGCAGATATTAGAGAAATACCACAAGAATATGTTGTATATGCATATCCATTAAGTTCTTCTTGGACAAATGGAACTGGTAGATTCACAAATCTCCCATATACAACCGATGGTGTTTCTTGGCGTTATAGAAAATCAAGAACAGTTGGAACAGAGTGGGATATTCCACCAACAGTTTCAAACTATGAGTGGGACAATCTATCACAAACTTGGGTTGATGCAAATATACTTTTTGGTGCAAATCTTTCTGCAAATGTTACATCTTCATACTTCACACATGAAGGTGGTGGAACATGGTGGGATTATGATAATTTAGAATGTACTCAATCGTTTTCATTCCAATCCACAGATATTTATATGGATGTTACAAATGTTGCGAGAAGATGGGTAACTGGATCCGGAAGGTTTGAAAATGATGGAATGATTCTAAAATTCAGTAATGAAATGGAAAGTTCTCCTGATAATTTATTAAACAGTCTAAAATTTTTTGGAACAGATAGTAATACAATATATGTCCCAAGACTGAATATAGTATGGGATGATTCTGAATTTATTACAGGAAGTTTAAGAGCTGTTTCAGAAGACAATGTAAACTTAAATGTTAAATTGAAAAAATTTTATGCAGAAAAGGAACGAGCAAAGATAAGAATATATGCAAATTCTCGTTACCCACAAAAAAATTACACAACAACTGCATATCAAACAGTAAATTATTATTTACCGTCATCTTCTTATTATGAAATACGTGATGCTCATAGTGATGAAATAATTCTTCCGTTTGATTATACTGGTTCAAAAATTAGTTGTGATGGAACAAGTAGTTATTTCAATCTTTGGATGGATTCATTTCAACCAGAAAGATTTTACAGAGTAGTAGTTAAAATAGAAAGGGATGGTGGAGACCATGTTCAAATTTTTGACAATAATCATTACTTTAAGGTTGTTCGATGAATGAATTACAAAGAGATTCTGCTACAAACAGAATAATAAGTTATATTGATGAAAGAGCCGTTCAAAACAAGGGTAGAGTAGAAATTCCAGTTGTTGATCAAAGATTTTTGACAGATAATTTTGATTTTGTAGTTAAATCAAAATTTACTTCATTACCCGATGCTGTAAATGCTGAAAAAAATGTTTTCAATCAATTAAATACCATACAAGGTGGAATTTTAGGTGGAGTTCCTTTAACAAGTCTTACTGCAGATGATATAAGAAATGTTCAAGATATTGCTAGAACAGAATTACTTCAAAATTTACAAAACATTGCAGAAAGTAATCCAAACAGTATTGCTAGATTGGAAAAACGAATTGCTGAATTGGAATCGATAATAGATAATCAAAGGGATCAATTAGTAGATTGGCAAAATGCATCTGAAAAGTGGCAAGAAACAGTAAGTCTTTGGGCATTAGAAAACGAAAATCAATCAGTCCGTGCAGATGCATTTGAGAGATTGAGTAATCAACTTTCTGCACAAAATGAACAAATTATTACCGAACTTAAAACTGAAATGGATCTACAAAACATAATTGCTTCTGGATCAATATCATCTCTTGCACAAAGAACAGATAAGACACTTAATACTTTATTGGAAGAAGTAGATACTATAAGAACTGTTAGTGGTAGGTTTATAGATCCAGTTTCGGGATATACAGGAAAATTATCGGAAAAAATTAACGTAGATTTTTTGAATGACTCGCCTCCGGAAGAAGAAACCGGCGGATAATAATAAGGTAAATTTATTTTATGCCAAGTTTTTTATACAAAAATTTAGTTGATATAGTTGCAACAAATCGTCCTATTAGGGGCGATAGATATGATTATTCTAATCTCTCTAATACTATCATCGTTCCGAAATTTTCTACATTAAACAATCCAGAGGATCCTTCTTCACCAGGAACAAATGTAGAACTTCATATATTTTTGCCAAATTTTTCTTATGTTGAAACTTTATACAATGCAAGTTACCAAATAGATCCTCGTATAACAGAATCTGGAGATCCATTAAGATATGTTATACTACCAATACATACACACATAAAACAATTAAATTTAGTTCCGGGACCCTATAAATTCGTTTACAATTTTTTTAGGGATTTAATAGGTTCTTCACAAAGTGAAAACAGATTATTTGTTTCTGATATATCACAAGATAGAAGAGAATTAAAATTGACACTAACAAATCCAACGGATTTAGAATCTTTGGAAAACTTAAGCAATTTTGTTCTCGAATATATGAGAGGATCTAAATATAAATTGCCAATAGTATTGAATTTTGGTGAAAATAATTTAGTAGATGTGATAAACGTTACATCTGACGGAAACCCCACTCATTTTTATGTTCGTCTTGCAGAACCTTTGTATTCTGATATTGATTTATACTATCAATGCTGGCTTTCAAGTCAGATAATGAAACCATACATCGATTCTGTTCAAGTAGAAATGGAATTTGAATCGTTACAACCAAGATTTATTAAAGGTCCTAATTACGAAGTTGAGTATGACAGATTTATTTCATCAACAACTGACTATAAAAATTGGAATGAAATCTTATCAACGAATTTACAGACATCACAACAAATACTTGATAGATACTTAACAAATTCTGGATCTAGAGTAGAGTTAAATTTTGATTTTACGGAATTTAAGAATTTTATATTTTATTCTTCTGCGGAAGAAAGAGTAGAAAATTTTTATTACAAAATTCGGTTGATACAACACTATAATTCAGAGTTAGCAAATTTAGAGTTATACACTGGTTCTTTGGATGTAAATAAAACAAAAATAAGAATGTTACGAGAATCTGTGGTATCTGGATTTGATGAATTTGAAAAATGGTTGTATTATGAAACAACTGCAAGTCTTCGATATACAACAGAATTGACTGCTTCTGTTCTTCCTTTTCCAAAATATGAAGTTACTGGAAGTTCTTATCAAATACTTTCAAGACAAGGTAAATTTAATCTATATCCATCTTCAAGTATTGAAGTAGAAAATTGGTATAATAATACATTAGATGCTGCAACAGATTATGACATGATAAACGATGCATCTTTGATTAAATCTTTACCAGAACACATATATGATAATCCTGATAATGATCAAATACTTACATTCGTAAATATGATAGGTCAGCATTTTGATATACTATATTTTTATACTGACCATATATTAAAAAAGAATTTAAGAGAAGAACACCCGAAAGATGGGATGTCACAGGATCTTATTTACGAGGCAACTAGAAATTTAGGATGGACACTTTCGAGTGGAACTCGAACAAAGGATCTTTGGGAATATGCATTAGGTATTAGTGGTAGTGGTGAACCATTGTGGACGGGTAGAACAACCGTAGGTAAAAACTTTTCAAAAAGTGAAGAAGAAAGAACAAAAGAAGTTTGGCGTAGAGTATTAAACAATTTGTCTTATATCTATAAATCGAAAGGAACTGCTAGAGGGGTGAAGGCATTACTTTCTGCTTATGGTATTCCACAAACTTTATTGAGTATACGAGAATATGGTGGTCCAGATAATGCAGATTTGGGTATCACACCAAGAGCAGATTGGGAAAAACATACATACTACTTAAATTTAGTTGGAAGTTTACAACAGCCACCTACATCAAGTTACGTTAGGATGCCTTGGGAAAAAATAAATAATGAAAATAATGTATGGCAATATCCAGATACTTTAACGTTTAGATGGAAAATGAATCCATCACAATACTATCGATACGAAAATAATCAATTACAGACCGTTTTACAAAAACAAACAGTTGGTAATAGAATTGATTGGTTTGTGACTATAAACAGAACTGGATCTGCAGAAAAGGGTGATATAACATTTTATTTGGGTGATGGAACTAACTATAAAAGTGCAAGTATAAAAGACGAGTATCTATATGATGATATTCCATTCT